CTACGAGTTGCAAACCGAGTGGGTTCATCGAGTTGTAGGTCAGGTTGCCTGATGCTGTACCCAAACCGTTTTGTTGCACGATGTTTTGGCCGTTTACTGCTGGGAATAGTGGGCGCTTGCTGCTGTCCAACTGTGACCCGAGTTTTTCCCATACGTCAGGTGACACAAACAAGTGAGTTGGGAAGTAGTTGCTGTCCTCTGCAATTTCTCGTGCAGCGTCAAACAACGAGTTCACCAACGATGTTGGGTCGCCTGCTGTAACTGTCCATGTCGAACCTGACGCGGTTTTGCCTGCAACCATGTTGTCGGCTGCAATGTTGTCAGTTGCGATCAGGTATTCGCCTGCAAGGTCGTTCAAGATCAAGTTCATTGATGCTGGGTCTGTGAAGTCCATGTCTTGTACCGACAAAGTGACTTGGCCTGCAACGGTTGTTTTTGTGACTACGTTGCTTGCGATCACCATTGTTGTTGCTGATGCTGCCGAACCTTCGGTTTGTGTTGCTGCCGAAGTGTGCGTTGTGATCGTTGGTCGAATAAATGTTTTGCTTGGTGTGTTTGGCATTGCTCGAGCGCCCAACGCTGATACGACTGGTCGCACGAAGTTGAGGTCTTGGAATAGTGGGCCAAGAACTGGAACTGGCAACAAACCCGGTGTATCAGTTGTCAAAATGTCGCCTGCGGCTGCTTGCAACGCGCTTTGGTTTTTGCGGTTAGCAGATTGAAACGCGTTATTTACTTTTGCGAACGTGTCGCCGCCGATGTGCATAGCGGCAAGATATTCGCCTGCGCTTGGCATCTTAAATTCTTGTTTTGGTTGCGCCCACAATTTGTCAACTGTTGACTGTGCTGCTTCAACTACTTGTGTTTCAATTTTGTCGCTCATGGTTGTTTCCTGTTCTGTGTCTTGTTCTGATTGTAACTCTACTTGTGGCTCGGTTTCGTGGATAGTCTCGTCGGGTGCGCTTGCTGCAACCTCGGTGATGACCGCGCCACTAAACGCGCCTTCGCTAACTAGCGATAATTCTGACCAGTTGGCGGCCTCAACGATCATTACGCCTTCCTCGTCATAACTAAACTTTGTTGGCGTTACGCCTACCGATACCGCATCTATAACGCCGTCATTGGCAAGGGTAAGTGCTTCGTCTCCTAGTCGAGTGGCGCTGATCTTGGCCGTAAACATCATGCCTTGCGGAGTGTCCACACGCTCAACGACCTTGCCCACGATTTGGTTGCTGTCGTGTTGCATATAAAGTTTCGGGTCGCGCCCCGTGACTGGCAACGACCCTTGCAAAAACCGCACCTTTGTACCGTCGTTTACAACGGCTGTTTCGTCATAGGTGACTGCTACGCCTGAGATTGACCGCGACGGCAAGCCCTCTGCCGCCGCTGCGTCAACCGTGATCTGTGAAGGGGTAAGTCTGATCATAAAATTTATAATACTCCATTTGGTATCGGGGTTTCGGAATTATCCTCGCGGTAATCGCTCATTGAGTATTCGCCTTTAAGGTAATCCTCAACATCAAATTCGACGTAAGTGCCGTTTGGTAGCACGTTGTTTTGGCTTAATGTGCCAGCGATGCAATCAGCGTAAGCACGAACGCCAAATGTCCACAAATCCATACGAGCCTCGGCGCTCGACTGGTACGAGTACGAGCCGACCGATACGCCTGCAAGGTACGGCGGAATATTGCAAAGACGTGCCATTTCCATTGCTTGAAACTCTGCGCTTTCAATCAGCAACATTTTGTCAGGGCTAGTTAGTGTTTCGGTGTAGGTAACAAATTCGTTTAGTGCGGCGGTTTGGTTTGTTGCTCGAGCCGCGTTGAACGCTGCTGCTAGATCGGCTAATTCTTGTGCGCTTAATGGCTCGCCACCAGTTTGACGCAAAATGCCTGCCGGTATTGCCGACGATGAATTGCGAAACCGTGCGGCCTCAAGTTGTAACGCTGTCGCTATTGCTTTTTCGCTCATATAAACGATGCCTTGTATCGGCGACAAGAATTGCACGACATCGTTTGGGTCTAGGCTGCCGCCTTGAAAAATAATTTCTTTTGACGGCGCAAACCATACTGGGCCTGACTGGTCGAGTGTTTGTACCATTGCGGCGGGTAGTCGAGTGAACGATGCCGGGTATCCGTCGGCCGTTCTACTGGTTACATAGAGGAAGGCCCGACCCATGAAAAATAAATCATCGAATAACCAACTGAGACAAAACGAATTTGGCACACTTGGATCAATGCGTCGCAACCATGTGCGCGGGGCCATTGGTATTTTTTCCATTTCGTTGCCGTTCCAGATTTCCGAATATTGTTTGAGCGACATACAACCAATGACGCTTGCCATTAGATCGCGCGCTCGACTAACGGTCGGTACGCTCATTGCACGGTTGCGAGCGTCGCCTTCAATATACGAGTAATACTGGCCGATCATTTGTGCGCCGCCATTGTTGACGCTGTTTGTGTAGTACCCGCCTGCGGCTGCCGCTTTAGTTGGCTCAGGCGATATAGCCGCCTTATTTACTGACCGTGAAAATATCGCCATGCTGTAAGTATGCCACCAATTTATTTGACGGGTGTTGATAGGCGACCGCTAAGCGTCAACCGAGAAAGTAAGAACCTAACGGCCGCCCGACACGATACTAGCCACCAGCGACGACGATCATCGGTTTGCCTGTCGCTGTCGGTCGTGATGCGAGCGCCGCTGACCAAACCAAACACCGCGCCAACTCGATCGGGCCGGGTGATCGTTGCGACGATAGCGCAATGCTGTTTTGCGACCTGACTGCGACGGCTCGCTGTACGTGTTCAGCCAACATATTTTCGCCCGTGTGCCAAAGTAGTTTCTCGTTGATCATTGATTTTATGCGTGGCGTAAATTTAAGTATCTCGCCATAGCCGACAACTGCCCTGCGACGCTCGAGCGCTAACGGCCAATGAATATCTATCGACGGACTGATAGCAAATTTAATTGCCGTGTTTTTTGCTAAACGTTCAACGTGTCGCAACATTTCGTCGTACGTGTCGCAAACAAACTCGACGGTGACAACCGTGCGCCGATCGTCAAGCACGACGGCTCGAGTGGCAAAATATCGGTCGTCGGTCAGGCTGGTTTCTATGGCAACCGTGCCGCCGTCGGGCATCGGGTCGGTGTACTCAAGTTCAGGCCACAAACCCGGTGCAATCCACGATTTATCTGACGCAACCCAAAGGTTGCATGACGCGCGCAAAAACGACGCACGATCAGGGTTCTCGCTCTCAGCCTCAATCGTTTTTAACGTCAACGTTTTGCCTAGCGCTGGGTTTGCCCAACCCCAAGCGCGACTATCCATAGGCGATATGTCAGGCGGCGGCGACCACTCCGCAAAATACAAAGATGACGGCTCGCCACGATCAATAGACCTAAGACCCTGTTCACGCCAACGCTGCATCGCGGTACTTGCCTCTGTGCCTGCCGTTGACCACGCGCTCAGCAATGGTGATCGTCGGGCGCGCTGCGCTGGTAATAAACCGCCGTCAATAACCGTCGAGCCAATATCCCAAATCTCGTCAGCAACAATTAGATCGCACGACATACCGTGACCGACGCTCGAGTTGGCCGCACGAATAAACCACTTTGACCCGTCGGGCATAGTGACTTGGTTGCGACCGTACGACCGCATAAGTTTTGCACCAAACCGCAACTCGAGAATATCCGCAAGTTTGTCGTACAACATGACCGCCAAGTCAAGACGGTGCGCGGTAGATAGCACGGTTTGCGGTTGCCCCCGGTGCTTAGGCATCTCCGTAAGCCACCAACCAACCAACGCCGTTAGCGCAACCGTTTTACCGTTCTGACGCGCCGTACTAACCATCGACATACGATGCAAAAAATCCCCGTCACCGTCAAACAACAACTGACCGTCAAGAACCCTCTGCTGCCAAGGCATCAACTCAATGCCCAGATGCTGTAAAGCCCAGCCCCCCACCTCAGCCCCAAACGAACCAGCCGCATCAGGCCACACCGTTTCCAGTCGAGGCTGATCCCTGCCAGTTACCGCCAGTTCAGGCTGATCTGGGTCATCTGAGATAATCCTGAG